GAACCCTTTTCAAAGGGTTTCCCCCTCGCCACTCCTGTCGTGCCCTAGGCCTCCATGCCGAGGTGGATGCGGGTCTGGGCCAGGTAGTCCACCCCGTCCACCACGTACTTGCAGTTGAGTTTGTCGATTTCCAGACAGTCCACATCGTCCACCGAGATTTTCAGATAAAAGCACTCCACTTCCACGCCGTTTTCCTGCTTCTTGCCCGGCTCCATCTTGCCGGCCCCCAGCTTCTTCACCGGCCCCTGCATGACCAGCTTGACGGGATAGCTGCCATAGGCCGCGCCCCCGGCATCATACTCCTGCACACTGCCCCGGGCCGTGAGCAGGTGCCCCTTGGGCGCGGCCAGGGCCAGCAGATCCTTGGTCAACGCGCGGTACTTGAGCTTGCAGACCAGGCTCTTGGTATGCCCGGTGACAGGGCTTTCAATCTCCCCGGCAATGCCGGAGCCGGAGAGGGTCTCCGTCAGGCTCTCCAGCTCCGGCAGCTCGATGTCCACCGTGCCGATGAGGGCGGTATCGTCCTTGTACAACCGGAAGTTCTGCAGGACGTCCGGGATCTTATTGATGGGAGGCATGTCCGCGGCTCCTTAGACAAAGAGGGTTTCGAAGTAGCTGGGATCCAGCTCGACGAGGAACTCGATCTGCCTCGCGGGCGGCGGGGGCATCCACATGAGGTGGAAGCGGATGATGCCGTCCAGAAGGTCCGTGGTCGGGTTCTCTTCCTTGCGGAACTCCAGCCGCCCGCCCAGGATTATTTCCCGAGCCGCCAGGCCGTTGAGGGCGATGTTCTCACTGTCCACAATGGTTTCGATGAGCCGCTTGGTGATGGGGTAGTCCACCTTCTGCCACCAGGTCAGCACCAGCTGGTTCCCCTTCCAGTTGGTCATGCGCCGGATGGGGATGAAGGCGTCCTTGGGGTCGGTGCTAAAGGGATAGCAGGCCGTGCGGTTGCCCCAGCTGCGCCAGCCGCCCGTGAAGTTCAACGCCGTGACGATGCCCTGGCCGTTCAGGTAATTGGCCTGGTCCACCCCCAGCCACACGCTTTCCTCGCCCCCGGCAGGTCCGGCCACGGCGGCGTCCATGCGCAGCAGTTCGTTGGACGGGCTCTTGTACGGGATATCCCCGTGCTCCACGTCCACCTTGGCCATGAGGGCCGCCAGGTGGCAGGAGAGGTGATACACCGTGCCGCCCAGGGCCACCTTGGGCCAGCAGCAGATCTGGTGCGTATCCGCCAGGCTCGCGGCTTCCTTGGCCGCGGGCACGGCCGTGTAGCGGGTCAGGGTGGCCGCATCCATGTCCACACAGGCCAAGGCCTTGAAATGCCCGTTGACGCTCCCGGCCTTGGCGGCCATGACCGCCGCCACCTCGGGTAGGTGGCTGTAGCCGGGCGCGCAGACGGTGCCGGGCGCCAGGCGGAACATGGGGAACACGCTGTCCACCAGCTCCAACCCCTCGGCCTTGCCGGTGGCGCCGTCGATGCCGCCGATGATGTCCTGGGCGGTCACGGCGGACGGGTCGGCCCAGGCATAGGCCGCCACGGACACCGTGGCCCCGGCGGCGATGGCCCCGCCCTCCAGCCTGGTCACTAGGCCTGTGGCCTCATCCACCATGTAATCCGTACCGGCAACGTACGTGGTCGCACCGTCCTGGCTCTTGATGACCAGGCTGCCGGGGATCAGATCGTCATGGGCCAGTTGCAGGGTGCCGGCGGCGGAAACGACCTGGGCCACGGGGGCCGCCAGCACCTGCCGATGCACCGCGGGGTCAAAGACATTGATACAGATGACCGGCCCGACGTTGTACAACGCAAACATGACGTACGCGAACTCGGTCAGGCTGTACTTGGTCTGCCGGCCATCCAGCCAGCCCAGGTCCGCCACGGCCTCGCTGTAGGTGTAGCAAAGCTTGGGAATGTTGACGTGCACGCCGCCCGCAGCGCGATGCACCGGAGCCGTGCCCACCACCACCGGAATGCCAGCCTCCACCTTGCGCGCCGGCAGGATGGCCGTGGGCACTTCCTGGATGTAGACGCCGTGTTTGTAGCCGAGAGTCGCCATAAGGCCTCCTTAGGAAGTGCGGCCGGCCTGCCGGTACGCGGTCAGCAGGGTCTGGACGGCGGCCTGCAAGGGATGGCCCTGCGTCCGCACGTCCGCGCGGGCCTGGGTCAGCCGGGCCACGGGCACCATGAGACCCAGGAGCATCGGATACTGGGCCGCCAAGGCCTGGATCTCCGGCGGCAAGGGACCGGCCTTGAACACCCGGTATTGCCCCAGGCCATGCCGGCCCAGGGTCGGCCCCACGTAGACCATGGGGGTGTCATAACGCACAGGCCCGGCCGGGCTGGCCGGGCTGGCCGGGCTGGCCGGGCTGGCAGCCGCCTCGGCGCCAGGCTCGGGGGGCGCGCCGGGCAGCATGTCAGTCGTCTTCTCGGGCATGGCCGTTTCCTCTTGATGCTTTCTTGCCATGGGTTCCTCCATTGGCCCGGCCTGACGCGTGTCAGGCCGGATGAGTGCTTGGGGAGTTGTAGTGGCGTTCACCCGCCGTTACCGGTCCGTGACCAGCGGTTCGGCCAGGTCGGGATCCTTGATCCGGATGCGTTGCCGCCAGGCCACGCCCCAGACCCCCAGGCCACGCTCGCGCGTCTCGCCGGCCCACAGGTTATCCGCGCGGATGGAGGCCGGATCGTCCAAACCCGCACAGGAGGCGCGCGGGGAAAAGGCCTCGGTGGCCACGGCCACCAGGGCCAGCTCCACCAGGCGGGCCAGCTGCCCGGCCCGGGGCGCGCCCGGGGCATCCGTGGCCAGCAGGTACGCGGCCAGGTCGGTCACGGCGTCCAGCTCGCCCAGCTCCCCGCGCCTGAGTTCCCGCACGCCCAGGCTGGCCACCAGCACCGCCGGGCACTGCGGGGCCATGCGGGTGATTTCGTCCGCCGCCCCAAACCGTCCGGCGTGCACGGCGCAATGCCTGAGGGGCAGCCCCGCTTCCAGGGCCGCGGCCGCCAGGTGGGCGGCCACGGCGTCCAGGTGGGCGCGCAGGCGGTCCATCTAACGCCCCGCCTGGCCAATCACATCGGCCAGCCAGTCCCGCGCCACCTGCTCCAGGTCCGCGGCGTTGGCGTCGGAGACGCCCAGGTACGGCCGGGCCGGGATAGCCTTGCCCACCTCAGCCCCGCCGAACTGATGGATGGCGGCGTATTCTTTGTTGGAGCCAACCTCCGCGCTGTCAGAGTCCGCAAAACATTCCAGGCTGTTGAGCAATGTTTCCTGCGTGGTGCCGGCCTGCAGCAGGCTCTGCCCGCCGTGCCGGGTGGCGGCGTATCTGGGGGACCAGCCGGGCCAGCTGCCACCGGCAGGGCTGGTCTTTTCGTCCTGGATGCGCCGCCGGGTCTGGCTTTCCACCTCCGCGCCCATGGCGGCCAAGAGGTCCGGCCGCCGGCCCTGGATGCTGGCGGCAAACCGGTCCAGCATGGCGTTAACTTTGTCCAGCCCGTGAATCTGCAACGTGACGCCGCTCATGAGCGCCGCCTCCACATGGGCTTCGGCCCGGCATAGATCGCCGCGCCGCCGGCCTGGGCCGGAGCCGGGGAGTCCGGCTCCGGCCCAAGGCGCACGTCGCCCTTGCCGATGGCCTTGAGCAACGCCACGGCGTCCTCGTAGGCCTTGCGTTCCTGTTCGTAGGGGCCTGCGGCCCGGTTGCCCGCCAGCAGGTACCAGGCGATGGCGCAGGCGCAGCGGGCCAGCACGGGCGAGGGGCTGGCCAGGGGCAGCGTGTACCGGGCCGCCACCCAGCCATCCACTTCCGCGGCCGCGTCGGTGATGGCCCGCTCGATGACGCCCGCATCCGCCAGGCCGTCCCCATCGCGGTCCGCCAGCAGCAGCACCGCGGCCGCGCCGTAGCGTTCCTCCAGGTCCGCAGCCGTGCAATACATGGCCTAGCCCTTGGCCTTCTTGGGTTCAGGGGCCTCGGCCGTTTCAGGCACCACCTGCACCACCAGCATGGGCTCGGCCTGCAGGATGGCCAGTTCCTCCGGGGTAAAACGATCCTCGGGCCAGGTGGTGGCCTGGCCGCTGTGGCTCACGCCGCAACGGCGGAAGCCGTCCTTCTTGGCAATGATGACGATGGGCATTGTGTTGTTCCTCCGGTTTCCGGGCTAGGCCAGCCAGGGCGTGACCATGAGGTCCGCCGTGCCTTTCCAGGTGTTGGTGGCCCCGGCCGCGGTGCGTTCGTTGAGCAGCACCTCGCGGGCGTCACCCTCCAGGGACGGCGGCACCACCAGCAGGTTGGGTTGCAGGCCCAGGGGCTTTTCCATGTCCCCCTGCAGGTTCTGCATGGCCGCCCGGCCGGCGGCGTAGGTTTCTGCCGTGAGGGGCTGGCGGCTGGCGTAGGCCACCTGCCAGAGGCCAAAGCCCACGTTGACGCGCGCGTCCACGCCGTAAAGGTATTCCCCGCGCATGAAGACGTTTTCGTCGTCCTCCTTGGTCAGGGAAACGAAGGTGTAGTCCTTGCGCTTCTGGAAGATGATGGGTTTGATGGGCCGGCGCAGGTCAAAGAGGTACCAGGGCGTGCCGGAGCCGCCGCCGTAGTTGCTGGCGCTGGCCACGCTGCCGTCCTTCCTGATCACGGGGTGATCCGTGTCGAAGAAATACTGGCCATCGTAGCAGGGCGTGTCGAAGCCCTGCTTGAGCAGCCCCCAGACCAGTTCGCCGGGATGGGTCTTGGCGTCGTAGCCCAGCTGCTGGAACAGCGGGTTGTACACGCCGTACTGATCGTCTTCGATATCCGTGCGTTTGACGCCGATGGTGTTTTCGAAGGGCTCGTTGACGATGGTCATTTTGTGCTCTTTGAAGTTCTGCACCACGCGGTCGCCCACCCACTTGCGGAAGCTGGTCAGGTTGCCCAGCCAGGGGTAGACCTCCTGGGCCGTGCTGCTGGGCACGGTCATGGCGATGCGCTCCCAGTCACTGGGCGCGCCGGCAAAGGCGTTGTTGAAGATGACCCTGAAGCCCGTGGTCAGGGCGCTGAGATTCTGGCGGTTGATGAGCATGACGGTTCCTTCCTTCTTCCTGTGTTAAGCCAGCGCCAGGGCCAGGGTGGCGGACAGGGACGGGTCGATCTCCACCCAGACCTGCCCATGCTCCAGACCCCAGACCACGCCAGCCGGGGCACGGGTCCCGCCGCCGTTGGTCTTGGCCACGGTCTGATCATCCACCAGATAGACCACGCGGCCCACTTCGGCCGGGGTGATGGCATCCGCCGCCGTGGCCGAGGCCAGCAAAAAGAGCCCGGGCCGGACCACGGCCGTCACATCACCGGCCAGGCCGCCGGCATTGCTCACGCCAGCCTCCACCCGGCCCACGGCCACCAGGCCGGCGGCCCCGGCTCCAGACGTCGCCGGGACCAGGTGCCCCGTGGCATCCAGGCAGGCCACGCCGCCGGCATGCAGCACCGCGCCCGCGGCCAGGGGCAGCTCCAGAAAATTGCGCTCGCGGCGCAGGGTGTTGCGGTCTCCCGTCAGGGCAGCCATTTACTTGCCTCCTTCGGCCGATGTGGTGTGCAGGGCCTTGGCGTACTCAGCCTCGGCAATCCCCAGCGCGGCGCAGACGGCCCGCGCCGGGGCATCCAGGGCCGGGGCCGCGCCTTCGGGCGGCGCGCCCGTGGCGGCGCTGGGCGTTCCGACTGCCGGAGCCACGGCGCAAAACGCCTTAAACGCCTCCAGCCCGCCCTCCTGGCGGCAGCTGGCCCGGTAAAAATCCGCCGTGGCCGGGACAATCTTGCCCGCCGCGAGAGCCTCGCCAATGGCAGCCTCGATGGCGGCGTCTTTGGCCTGCTGCTCAATGCCCGCGAACTTTGCCTCGGCATTGGCCGCGCGCTGGGCGGCGGCGTCATAGTCCGCCCGGGGCACGTAGCGGGTCAGGTCCGGCAGTGCGGACGTCTTGATGGAGTTGATCGCCGTCACCACCTCCTGCGGCCCGGCCGTGGCCGGCAGCCCCAAGGCGGCGGTGATGGCGGCGATGTCCGGAGAGACGGGGGAGCCCCCGGGGACGGGTGGGACGGACGGGACGGGAGCCGGGGCAGTCGCCGGCGGCTGTTGCTGTTGCGTGGCCATGGGATCCTCCTGCGATGTCGCCCCGCGGGCATTCAGCGCGCGCAGGGGCAGGTTGGGGTTGTTCGTCAGGCCCGCGCCCGCAATGTCCAGGATCACGCCGTCCCGGTCATGCAGCAGCACCGGGCTGATCCAGCGGTACTCGCGGTCCGCCACCTGCCGCCCGCCGCGCGGCGTCCAGTCCACCGCGCCCCAGACCGTACCGTCTCCGGCCACGCGCAGGCTGGTGATCCAGCCGGCGGCCGGAGCTTCCTGCAGGGGTTCCTCACCCACATGGTCCCGGTCGATGGGCGCAGGCCGGCCACGGGCCGCAAAGGCGTCCACCACGGCCTGGGCCGAGGGCAGCACAAACCGGCGGCCGTCCCGGCCCACGATCTCCGGGCCAGCCGGCAGCAGCTGGATTTCAGCAGGGGGGGCGGGCACGGGCTGTGAAGGGGCCGCGGGCGGCAGCTCGAAGCAATAGGAAAAGGCGGCGCGGAAGGTGTCCATGCCCCCGGTCTAGCCGGAGGCGGACAAAAAAAGAGGCCTGACACGTGTCAGGCCCAAGGCGGAGGGGGAAGAAAAGGCGGGGGAAGAATTCTTCCCGGGGGAAATGATTTCCCCCGGACCCCCTCAAGGGGGGGGGCCAGGAGTAAGAACGCCAAGCAATCCTGGCACGGTGGCGGGAGAAAGTCCAGCCCGCGCCGCCCTCGACAGGGACCTTCAACAGCAGCGTTCAATTGCCGTTTAACGCCGCGCCTGACGGCCGCAACGCCACTTCCCGGCATCACTGGTGGCCCGGATGCTTGCGTGCGTTATAGGGCAAATATGGGCCTCGCAGCGCGTGACTTTCGTTTAGGCCTGTGGCAGCGTGTTTTCTTGCCGGGAGGTTCACGATGAATAAAGAAAAACTCGCTGCGGTGTTCGCCGAAGAGCAGCCGGACTTCATTGCCTATCTCGACTTTGTTCCCGGCAAGTCTTCCCCGCAACACCTCTTTGCCACCTTGCACGATCATTTGGAGGCCATGGAGGCCCTTGATAGGAAGCTGGCTTCCTGCCTCTCCCCTGGCGTCAAGGTTGTCTTGACCCTGGAGAACGCCAGGGAAGGCTCGCTGATGCTGATTCTTAAAACCGTCCTGAATTCGGTGGATGATGAGGCCTTGAAGCAAGGCGAGTTCAAGAAAATCGTCGGGGCCTATCTTGTCAGAGCCAAGGCCAGGGCGCTTGATTACATCAACGTCCAGCAAGGTATTGGCAACAAAGAAACCTTGCGGCAGCTCTCTTCTGAAATCCGTAGCTTCGCCGAAGAGACAAACGTACTGCAAATGCCAGCCTACCGATCCATACCGCCGCATGAACTGGCGGAGTCCCTTGCGCAAATAGCCAGGCCGCTGGAGACGCTCAATCCAGGGGAACGCATCGGCATGTTTTCCGATCAGGGTGATGTGCTGTTTGAAAAATCCATCCCCTCCATCCCGCCGGAAGCGGTCATGGCCATTGCGAGCGAGCGGGTACTGGGCAATGAGGTCACCCTGATTCTGATGGTGCGACGTCCGGACTTCCTGGGTGATGCGCAATGGGAGTTCAGGCATCAGAAAAAGAAGCTCCTCGCCAAAATTGTGGACCACGCCTGGATGGAAAAATTCCGTGCTGGGGAAATTTCCATCGCACCCGGGGACGCCCTGCAGTGCCTCGTCTTTGAAGAGTACACCTATGCCGAAGATGGCGAGGTGGTGAACGAGCATCGTGTCATCAAGCGCGTTGACTCGGTCATCCGTCATCAAACCTTCCCCTTGATCCAGGGAGAGTAGCGGGCGCAACAAGAATCGTGCCCCTTGCCTTCCTGCCCCTGCGGGTCTATATATAATGATGACGGTCGAGCGCTGGAAAAACGCCGAGCCACGGGAGTGGAGCGCCTAGGCGCTGCAGCCGATGAGGGAGTGCTGGACTCCGATCCAGGATGGCGTCCCTCCGACCGTCACACTTCACCCTCTAGCAGCTTCAAGCCAGGTTCACGTAGATTGTACGGTTCGACCATGCCGGCGCTGCGGATGGCGTTGACCGCGTTCTTTCTGTCCTGCCCATGGTCCAGCCGAACGACCAGGCGAGCCAGCCGGCTTTCTCCATCCACTTCCCAGATGTACAGCAGGGCCTCGCGCCCTGGCCGCCGATCATCCCACAACACCGCCTTGGGCCTGCCCAGCAGCTCCGGCAACCGCAGCACATGGCCTGCGGGCACGGCCTTGGCCCCCTTGCGGGCCTCGGCCAGCAGGTGGCGCACTTCCCGCGCCTCGATGGAGAGGCCCGCGGACTTCGGCCCCACGCCCAGTTTTCCCAGCGCCTGCAGGGTGGCCTCGCTCATGACGCCGATGGTCCGGCGGCCGCCGTACTGCCGGCCCGTGTCCCCCAGGGAGAGCCCCTCGGCCCAGGCCCGGTATTCCCGGGAGGTCCTGGGCAGCAGGTGGGCCTGGTCCTGCCGCCAGGCGCGCGCGGCGTCGCCGGAGTACGCCCGGCCCAGGCCGTCCATGGCGTGGCGGGCGGCGTCCAGATCCCGCCGGGTCTGGCCCACGTTGTAATCCCAGCCCGGGTCGCAGCCCCTGTGCACCTCCCGGACTTCGCCGGTCCGGCGGTTGACCACGGACACGGGCGTCACGTCCGGGGCTTGCTGCCGGATGCCGGCCTTGTCCGACAATCGCCCGTGCTCCACCTTGGAGACCTGGCGCACCCAGCACTTACAGCCCCAGCCGTTGGGCGGATAGTGTGTGGACCAAAATGGATCCTCCGCCGGCAGCAAGAGCCCGTTGAACGCCTGGTGTTCGGGCCGGTGTTCGCGGCTCGGCCCCAGTTGATAGAGCAGGTACGGGTGGCTGGCCGTGGTCCGCTGGATGCGGTCCCACTGCCCGGCGGCACGGGCCGTGCGCAGGTTAGTGCTGTAGATACGCTTGAGCCGGGCCAGGCCCACCAGTACCTTTTTGACTTCGCCCGTTCTGGGGTCAGCCACTTCCACGCCCTCGCCGTACCAGCCCAGTTGCTTGAGCCGCGGCCGCAGCTCCTTGGCAAAGGTCCGGAACGTCTCGCCGTCAGCCGTGGCCTTGTCCACGGCCTCGCGCAGGGTCTGCAGCACCTCCAGGCGCGTGGCCTTGGCCGCGGTGAAGGCTGCGGCGTGCTCTTCCCGCCACACCTCGTCAAAGTTGAAGCCCACCCGCAGGCCCTTTTTCCGAAAAAACTCCAACGCCTCCTTGGGCGGCTTGCCTGGAAAGGAGAACCCCGGCTTGTCCGTGTAGTCCGGCATAGCTGTTCCCTTGCCTCCCTAATCCGTCGCATCGCCCGCGCCGCGGGCGGCAAAGGCGGCCCTGGCCAGGGAAGCCGCCAGCTGCGTGGGGGCCAGGGTTTCCAGCAGCTCCGGCAGCCTGGCGGCAAACTCCTCAAAGCTGTCGCAAGCCTCGGCCAGGGCCACCACCGGGTCTGTCAGTTCCGCGGCCACGGGCTCCCATTCGTCTGCCAACAGCTCGGCCTCAATGTCTTCCAGCAGGGCCAGGGAGCGGGAGTCCGCCACCACGTCCGCGGCACTCCCCACGGAACCTGCCCCCTGGCTCTGGGCCGCACGTTCCGTCCCATTCTCGTCATCCCCGTCCCCCTTATTGGAGGGGGCGCGGGGGAACTCAGTTCCCCCGGCATTCTCTTCCGTCATCTCTCCCAACACTTCTCCGTCTTCCTCCGGGTCCGGCAGGCCGAGCTTGTCACGGATCACGCTGGCCTCCACCCGGAGCCCCAGGGGCACGAGCTTGGCCAGGGCGTCCACCAGGCCGGCGGTGTCCTCGGGCTCGGGCACGGGCAGGCGCAGGCGCGGGTAGGCGGCCTGCGTGCCCCAGTTGAGCTGGATATAGGGCTCGATCAAATCCCGGTTCAACGTCGCTTCAACATTCAGGGCGTCATAGGCCAGGATATCCAGCCGGACCTCGTTATGGATCTTGGCCTGGGCCATGCTGGCCCCGTCATCCGTGGTCATGGTCTGGCCCAGCACGCCCTTGCTGACCTGCTTGTCAAGATATTCCGCAAGTTTCAAAAAGAGTTCCTGCCCGCCGGCCACAGCCCCGGCCTGCTGAAACTCGATGCGCATGGAGTCCGGCAGCACGCAGGCGGCGTCGGTGCCCAGGTTGGCCACGGCAGACACCAGGGTGTTGATGTCGTCCGCGCTGGCAGAGGGGCCGTAGCGGCCCACGCGCAGGGGCATGCCGAACAGCTCGGCAAAGCGCATCCAGTCCGTCACCGTCCACGACTTGCACAGAAAAGACGCCAGACACAGCCGGGCCAGGCCGCCCCGGATGGGCAGGCCGCTCTTGAGCCGCGCATAATGCACCACGAACTGATACGGCGGCAGGGGCATGCCGTCGGGATACTCCGGATCCAGCAGCCGCAGTTCCTCGCCGCTGTCCCGGTCAAAGAGGAACCACCGGGGATCGCGCCGCTTGTAGGCCCGCGGCGTCCAGCGCGGCCCGCGCTCCCAGCAGATTTCCACGGCGGCAAAGCCCTTGCCCAGGGCGTCCAGCAGGTCCATGATCAGCCAGGTGCATTGCGGCGTGGCCACCAATACCCGCACGGCGTCGGCCAGCTCCTGGTCGCGTTTGTCATCCGAGGCCGCCTCCACCATGCGCGCCAGGCCGGCCACGGCCAGCTTGCGCGTGCCCAGCACGCCGGCATAGTGCAGATCCCGCTCTTCCATCTCCTCGGCCAGCCCCAGGAACTCCCGGCAATCCCCCTGGCCGGCGTCCATGAGGATGCGCGCCACCCGGTCCGGGGTCAGGCGCGAGGCGATGAGGGCGTCCGGCCAGGGGTTGCGCAGGCCCGTGAGCCTGGGCGCGGCCACTTCCCGCGTCAGTTCCGCCGGCCGCACCGGCCGGCCCAGATGGTCGTACAGCATACAGGCTCCTTGCGTGGGGCGCTGCCCCACACCCCGCCGGGGGAAATGATTTCCCCCGGACCCCCTCAGCGGGGTCCAGGGGGATCATCCCCCTGGCAGGGGGCTTGGGGGACGGCGTCCCCCATCCTCCTTCCTAAAATCTGCCGCGGCACCAGCCGGCACCGGCCTTGACCAGGCGGCGCACGGCGTCCAGTGATTGGCCATGCTGGCCGGTAGTGGCATGCACGCCCTGGCGCACGGCCTGGTAGGCGAAGCGTTCGGCCGGGGTGCTGGCGGCCTCGATGGCCAGGGCCAAGGCCCAGAAGCGGTCGGCGTGGCCGTCGGCGGTGCGTTCGGCGGTAAAGCGGATGTTGCCCGCGGCGGTGGCCTGTTTGGTCACGGAACGCAGGTCCGCGCGGATGTGGGGATCATGGGGCAGGCGCAACCGCCGATCCTCCATGGCCCCGCGCACGGGATAGGCCAGGGCCTCCTTGATGTGCGGGGTAAAAGTCACCAGCTCCACCCGATGCTTGCCAAACGTGGCCTGGGCGTCGTCGCCCCAGCCGATGCCCAGGCCGGTGTAGTCAAAACAGGTCCGCCGCAACATCTTGATCCAGGGCCAGAGGATGGCTTCCTGGGCCGGCTTGGGCATGGCGGCCAGGGTGATCACGGCGCGGGTGTAGAGCACGTCGCCCAGGCGCTCCAGGATCCACAGCACGGTCAGGTCCCGCTTGCGCCCAATGTCCAGACCGCCGTACAGCTCGCCTTGCAGCTCCAGGGGCGGCGCGGCCAGCTCCCAGTGGTCCCGGGGGCCGTATTCGCAACTGGCGATGAGGTCATATTCCAGGAAGGCCGCGTCATCGTCGCCGGGCTGGCACATGTATTCCTGGAGAAAGGATTCCTCATCGGCGCAGCCGGCCTTGACGAAGTCGAAGTAGGCGGCTTCGTCCATGGCCTGCTGTTCGGCGTCGGCGGGCAACGCCTGCTGGAGCTTGAAGAGAAAGCCCTGATTCAGGGCGTCTTCCAGGGTCACCCGGTGCAGGCTGATGCCCTTGGGGTTGCCCCGTTCCCGCACCTCCCGGATCAGCTCGTTGAAAAAGTTCTTGCTGCCGCGATGGGTGGAAATGACCTCCAGATTGCCGCCCCAGGTGATGCCGGGGTAGGCGATGGACCACATCATGCGCGGGTCTTTGTGCAGGGCGAATTCGTCCAGCACGCGGCCGCCGCGCTTGCCGGCCTGGGCGTCCGGGTTGCTGGACATGCTGTAGATGCACTTGCCCGAGGCGAAGCGCAGCACGTAGGCGGACAGGCGCTTGTCCGGATCAATGACCTGCTCGCCCATGTCCGTGGCCACCTGGTCAAAGACCTTTGCCCACATCTTGCAGTCTTCCAGGAACAGCCGGGCCTGGATTTCGTCGCGGGAGCTGACCCACATGTCATGGGCCGCGCCCGCCCTGGCCGTGCGCTCCACCAGAGGGTACGCCGTGCTCCAGGAGAGCCCGATCTGCCGGCCCTTTTCCATGAGCTTGAGGCGGGAGCGGTCTTTGATCCAGCGTTCCTGGTACGGGAGAAACAACGCCGTGGGGTCCGGCGGCAGGCACCTGGCCTTGCCCACACGCGGGGAAGCGACGGCGGCAGGTGGGGGGGCGGCCGATGAAGAGGCGGCAGGGGGAACAGGCGCGCGGCGTTTGGCCATGGCTATTCCACCATGCGCAGCACGTCGCGGCGGATGGTCCGGATGACCTCATCGGACACGCCGGCCCGCTTGGCCGAGGCCTCCATGCGCTCGCTGGCCGCCTTGGCTTCGGCCCTGGCCCCTTCCTCCCGCGCCCGGACAATGGCGTCCTGGTCCGCCCTGCGGGCCTTGGCCAGATGGTCCAAGGCTTTGGCCAGGTCATGGGCCTGCCGGGCGTCCAGCTGCAGGCCGCCTGCCTCTCCAGCGTCCGGGTCATCGGGATCCCCGATCTGCATGAGCATGTCCGAGACGATGGCGTGCATCATTTCGATGTTGGCCCGCGCGCTCTTGTGCTCATCTTCCTGGCCAAAGTTGCGCACCAGGGCATCGGCAATCTCCCGGCTGCGGCGGACCCGTTCGACAATGCGGTCGAAATGCTGCTTGTACCGGCCCAGGGCGCTGCGGCTGACGGCCTCCACGCCCATCCCGCGCAGGTGGGCCACGATGGCATCCAGGGTCCGGCCAGACTCCAGCAGCCGGTGCACTTCGTCCCGGATTTCGGGCGGCAGACGTTTGACGGTGGAGACGCCAGACATGGTGCCTCCTACCGCAAGCCAGACCGCGGGCCGGGTCGCTTGACGCCAGGCACCACCGCCCGGCCTTGGGCCACGTCCAGGCCACGGTCCGTGAGGGTGGCCACCCGCACGGGGCCGACTTCCTCCACCGTCACCAGCCCCTGTTCCGCCAGCCAGGCCGCGTCCGTTGCCACCTGATCCCGGCTCACGCTGTGGCCAAAGGCGTCCAGGGACGTGCGCAGCACGGCCGTGTTCAGCCGGCAGGCCGGGGCCTCGGAAAGAAACCGCAGGATCACCAGCCGGCGATCTGCCGTTAACGCTTCGGCAAAACTCTTCATTTGTCGCCTCGCAGATGATGTTCCATGAGCAGGTGGACGGGATGTTCAATGCGCTTCAGCACTTCGCCCTGGCCTTCCAGCTTGGCCAGCACCACGCGATGCCCGCCGCGCATCTCTTCAATGGCCACCTGCAGTTGCTGCCACTGCTCGGCCGTGGGCATGCGGTCCAGGTGCTGTTCCACCACGCACAACCGCTGGGCCAGCTGGCTGCAGCTGGCGCTGTGGTCATCCTTGCGCACGAACTCCTTGCGCAGGCTCCAGATGCCCCAGGCAAAGAGCCCCTGCACCAGCAGCAGCGCCCAGGGCATGGCCTTTGTCAGCAGCGCTTCCCAGCTCATGGCCGCTCCGATTCGTAAAGGTCCTGCCGTTCCTGACAGTCCCGGCAGCGGCGGCAGCCCGGCACGGCCTGCCGCCGCGCCGGGGGGATGGGCACGCCGCAATCGATACAGTCGGGGCACTCGGGGCA